AATGGCATCAAGTAAGCCTGTTTGGGAAAAACCACGGCCAAAATCATTAGGTAAACCTAAGCCTCTTTCGCCGAAGAAAAAGTCGGCAGCAAAAGCAAGAGCTAAAGCAGCAGGTAGACCTTATCCTAATTTAGTTGATAATATGGCTATGGCTAGGAAACGAGGCAAGTAAGTATGGCAACTGCTGCAGTAATGACATACACCTCTTTGGTGGAGAATATTGAGTCTTATTTAGAGCGTACTGACACAGCTACGCTTAGTAAGATTCCGCTTTTCATCATGTTGGCTGAGCAAATCATTGCCAGCCAAATTAAGTTCCTTGGCAACTTGACGGTCAATACCAGCGCCATGACATCAGGGCAAGCCACAATTGACAAGCCTGCTAGATGGCATAAAACTGTTTCCATGAACGTAACGGTAAGCGGCAACCGTCAACCCGTACTGCTTCGTAAATACGAGTACCTTCGTAGTTATTGGCCTGACCCCACCACAACGGGCACACCTTTGTACTACTGCGACTATGATTACACACATTGGATGGTGGCTCCTACACCTGCGGCGGCTTATGATTTTGAGGTTCTCTACTACGAACGAGTACAGCCTCTGGATTCATCAAACCAAACCAATTGGTTTACTATATACGCGCCTCAGGCGTTGCTGTACGGGTCACTGATGCAGGCCATGCCATTCCTAAAGAACGATGAGCGTATGCCAATGTGGCAGCAAAACTACGATTTAATCATGCAAACGCTGATGGCAGAGGATAAGCTTCGTATTGCAGATCGTCAAGCCATAGCCGTTGATAGTTAAGGACTAACATGAGTTATAACTCACCATTCACAGGCAACGTCATTCAACCAACTGACGTTTCTTTTCGTGCCATTACGCTGAGCGCTAACACTCAGTTGGAGTGGCCTATCAATGGCAATGCCACTGATGACTTTGCCGCTCGTATTATGCAGGTTACGGCTACAACCACAAGTTTAAGCTTGTATATGCCTCCTGCTAACCAAAGCTCGGTAGGCAATGACGCGTTGATTCGCAACGTTGGCGCTAACACTTTTACAGTCAAAGACTACGCAGGCACCAACACAATTATCTCTATTGCCGCCGGTGAGTCCAAGTACGTTTACATCACAGCAAACCCAACAACCACTGGCACGTGGGGCAATATTTCTTTTGGCACTGGAACATCCTCTGCCGACGCATCTACGTTGGCTGGCTACGGTCTGGTTGCAAGCGGCTTAACACTAAATCAAAGTCATCCAGCACAAACTCTTGTGACTGCTGGAACTTTTGCTACAACTGATAGAGCGCAAACTTCTGTTTGGACTGGTGGAGCAGGTACTTACAACCTCCCGTCGGCTGCAACCATTGGGAACAACTGGTTCACGCTGTTCAAGAACAGTGGAACTGGCTCGATGGTGATAAGTGCCGCTGACAGCATTGATGGCGCAGCAACAAAGACTTTTGGGCCTAATGAGTCTGCTTTCATTGTCAGCACTGGTGTAACGTATTTAACGGTAGGTTACGGTGTTAGCAATCAGTTTTTCTACACGTCGTTGGTTAAAGCTGTTGTTACAGGGTCGTACACGCTAACTTCAAGTGAAGCGGCAAACACAATTCAAACTTACACAGGAACTTTAACTGGTAATGTGACGGTTATTTATCCACCTGTGGTCAACTTGTATGTAATTAAAAACTCCGTAGTAGCAGGCGGTTTTACACTCACTGTAGGGACTGGAGTTGGCACGTCTGTGGTCATTCCTTCTGGTCAGCAGGTAACTTTGGCTTGTGATGGCACTAACTTTTTTAATGCCAACACGTCTCAAGCAGGGTCAATTACCTCTGTTTCTTTAGCTGATGGCACAGTTGGTGTGCCTTCTTTAAGCTTTGCCAGTGAGTCTACCACAGGTATTTATCGTGCTGGCGCAGGACAGTTTAACACTGCAATTTTAGGAACTCTGCGCTCGACGCTTTCTGCCACAGGTTTAGCAATTGTTGGAACTGGTAACTTTACGGGTGGTGTAGCTGGGGGAACCTTCTAATGACCAAGAAGGTCTTTGCCTTAGATACTAAGCCCGGAATTCAGCGGGACGGCACCACGCTTGATGCTGACGCATACGCTGATGGTCGTTGGGTAAGGTTTCAGCGCGGTCGCCCACGAAAGATGGGTGGCTACAGACAAATTACGGCTAACTTGTCAGGCCCATCGCGTGGCGTGTATGTTAATCCGCAGCAAAGCTTTAACAACGTATTTAGCGGACATTCGCAAGGCTTGCAATTACTTCCTATTGACAATAATGGCGTAGGCTCGGGCATTACGGACATGACGCTATCTGGGTTTACGTCTAGCAATAATAACCTTTGGCAGTTTGATACTTTTTATGATGGCACAGGCTCAGGTAATAATCTATTGCTTGGTCATCCCGGGCAGAACCTTGCGCTAATTGACAGCAATGTCAACACTCCCGTGCTTGGTGGCAACATCACAGGCACAAGTTTAAGCCCTATTGGCGTGTTTACTGCAGTTGCAGCCACCATTACCAACGGCTCAGCAACCATTACTCTGGCTGCTGCTAATACGCAGATTGGCGCAGGCCAAGTGGTGACAGGCACAGGTATTCCTTCAGCGGCAACTGTTGTGTCCATTGCAGGTACTGCACTGGTAATTTCTGCGCCTGCAACGGCTACAGGCTCTAGCATTACACTAACCTTTGACAATCAAATCTCAGTATCTGGCGGAGTGGTCACACTTCACCCCTACGTGTTTGTCTACGGTAATGATGGGCTAATTAGCAACTGTTCAGCTGGAAATGTGAATGATTGGGTATCTGCTGATGCTAACGAGGTCTCAGTGGCCACCGGCAAGATTGTCCAAGGATTACCTGTACGTGGTGGATCAAATGCACCATCGGGCCTCTTTTGGAGTTTGGATTCTTTAATTCGAGTGTCTTATATTGGCGGTGCAGGTACGCCTTTGCAATACTGGCGGTATGACTTAATTTCCAGCCAGTCGTCTATTTTGTCTGGCCAGTCTGTCATTGAGTATGATGGCGTGTATTACTGGTGCGGCGTTGACCGGTTCTTGCTTTACAACGGCGTTGTGAAAGAGATTCCTAATTCATTTAATCAGAACTACTTCTTTGACAACCTGAACTACGCTCAGCGTGAAAAGATTTGGGTAACCAAGATACCTCGTTTTGGAGAGATCTGGTGGTTCTACCCATCAGGCACGGCCACCGAGTGCAACAACGCTGTTATTTACAATGTACGTGAGAACGTGTGGTACGACGCAGGTTTTGCGTTAGGCGCTTATCGATCTGCAGGTTACTTTTCACAAGTGTTCCATTACCCCATTGCTGCGGAGTGGAACATCAATGAAGTTGGCGGCATTAACGCAGTGACAATTACCAATGCAGGTTCAGCCTACACCAATGGCACTTACACCAACCAAGCATTAACGGGTGGAAGTGGAACCTACGCTACGGCAACGATTGTAGTTGCTGGTGGCGTTATAACATCAGTTACAATATTCAACAAAGGTAAGAATTACGTTGTTGGTAATACACTATCAGCAGCCATTGCAGCCGGATCAGGTTTAGTTATTACTGTAACCGCGGTTGTTAGCTTTGTATCTTTATGGCAGCATGAGATAGGCACTGATGCCGTAGAAGGCACTTCGTCACTTGCCATTGAGTCCTACTTTGAAACTAATGATCTAGGTCTGGTTGGAGGCGGCCCATCGCAGCCTAGCCCTGTAGGTGAGAATAGATGGTTAAGACTAGAGCGCGTAGAGCCTGACTTTATACAAGAAGGTGATATGGAGCTGTATGTCACGGGTCGACCATTTGCGCAAACTGCTGATGCAACTTCTGCCGCCTACCCATTTAGCTCAACAACAGGCAAGATTGACATGCGTGAACAACGTCGTGAGCTGCGACTGAAATTTGTATCAAACGTGTCAGGCGGGGATTACCAAGTAGGTAAGATCTTGCTAGACGCGGACGTGGGAGACTCAAGACCTTATGGCTAATCTACTTAACGTTGCGCAGGTTTATGATCCTAGGTATCACACCTTTGAGTCATGGGCTTGCCTTATGGTTGAGTTATACTCAGCACAGCAACTATCAATTCCCGATGCTAATACTAATTGGCAAGAGTGGGGCGCAGGTTTGAAAGCTATTGATGTGTTTAGCAATGAGGGTATTCCCGGACCGTATCAATATGATGATTGGCATGAATGGGCCGAGCAGCTTGTCAACGCAGTTAACCCAGCAACGAGCTAAATATGGCAGCACCAACAATGTATAGCGATGAAGAACTGTACCAACAGACGGGAAGTTGGGAAGCAGCGGCGGCATTGCGAGATGCGCAAAATAACGCATTAAACCAATATAATGAGTCACAACAAGCTGCTTCAGCAGCCGCAACAGGCAATACTCTAAGTGGAAATATCTTAGCAGGTGCTAGTTGGAATAGTCTTAATACAACTTTGGGAGATGAGTTAGCAGCCGCTACAGGTCAGGCTTCATCTAACTATGCTGTAGGCGGTGCTACTACTGCAGATACTTTAAATCAGTTAAACACATTTATAGCTGGCGGTGGTACGTTTGATTCCAATGCTACAGTGTTTTTGCAAACTGGTGGTGTTGACTTTTTACAAGGCGTAGATAAAGCAACTATTAAAGACAATATTAACCAGATTTGTCAAACTTTAGCTTCACAAGGCGTAGATGTTGTTCTTACTGGCTCTCCGTATGCCGCATCTATCAATGATGTAGTTACAAACAACTTTAACCCCAACGTTGACCAAATATTTAATGAGATTGCTAAAGAAAATAGCAATGTTGCTTTAGTTGGTACACAAGGCGAGATTCTTCAAAATAAAGCGTTGTTAATTGATGCTTTACATACCAATGCTGCAGGCACAGCAATTTATAACCAATCAGTTATTGATGCTTTGTCTCAGTTTACGAATGAAGTTCCATCTAGCACTCCGCAAGCTATTGCTCAAGTTCAGCAAACAAATACTGTAGCTACAACTCCTCCTGTAATTACTCAGGCTGCTGCTAGTCCTGCTGTTGCGCAGTCATTGGCTAGGGTAATACCTACTGCTCGTGGTACTGTCATTGAAGGTGATGACATTGACGCGCAGATTGCCGGTGTGCCTCAAGTTGTTTACGAAACACGGGTTGACCCAAAAAACACAGCTAATTGGCAAACAGTTAATCCTACAACCGGTGAAGTAATTGATTCAGGTACCTTTGCTGGTGGTGGTAGTAAAGGGTTACTGCAGGCTGCAATGCCTGTTGTAGGCATGGCGCTTAACATTATTGTTCCGGGTGCTGGTGCAATTATTGGGAACGCGTTAGGCGTATCTGCTACCGTAGGTTCGGCTATTTTGCAAGCTGGTTTAAATGTTGCAGGTGGTGCCTCGGTTGAAGATGCCATTAAAGGCGTGGCCCTTTCACAAGTTGGCGGGGCAGCCACGAGCGCTTTAAATACTGCAATAGGCCCTATTTCAAGCAGCACACTTGTTAACAATATTGTTAGCAACGTTGCTTCCAGCGTAGTTAATAGCGTTGTAACAGGTCAGCCTATAGCTAATTTGGCAACCACAGTTCTTGGCACAGTTGTTAACACTACAGTTACTGCTGAGACAGGTAATAGCGCAATTGGCGCAGCTGCTGCAACTTTAGTTACAACAGGCGGAAACACCACTGCCGCGTTTAATACGCTTGTTAATTCTGCAGCAGGCTCATTTAAAGCTACAGACGCAGCCAATATAATTAACCAACTGCAAAACTCAACTGCTGTAACAACAGGCACAGAAGTAGCAGCAACAGTTGCAGATGCAGCAGGTTTAACAACGGGCACAACAGGCACAGGCGCGCTTAGTACAGTAGGTACTGGCTCAACAGTTGTAGATACAACAGGCACAGATACAACGGCAACTACTACAACAGGCACGCCTAGCGGTTTGCAATTAGCAAGCGTCAATAATAACGTAGTATCTGATGCCGGAAACGGCGTAACACTAACCGGTGTTGATGCTAATACACAAGCAACTCTTGATGCTATTCAGAATGTTAACAACATTGGTACAGGTACAGGTACAGGTACAGGTACAGGTACAGGTACAGGTGCTCTTAGTACAGCAGATACAAGCACGACAGGCACAACAAATACTACAGTTGCAGATACATCAGGCACAGGTGCTCTTAGTACCGTAGATACTGGCACGGCTGTTACTACCCCTGTTGTCGACACAGGCGCTCTTAGTACCGTTACTACCCCTGTAGTTACTACGCCTATTGTTGACACTGAGTTTGGCGATTTGCAAGGCGCAATAGATCGAAACGCGGCAACAACTACTAAGCCATTAACGTTTAATGAAGCTTTTGCCGCTAATAGATTGGCGTTTGGGCCTAATTCTACATTTACATGGACTAACCCTGCGACAGGCGTAACAGGTTCATTTACAACTGGTACTGCAACTGAAGCCGCTGCGGCAGCTGATGCTAAGATTAATGCGCTAAACAAATCTAACTTAGCTACAGTAACTAATGCATCACAAACAGTTGCTGCACAAAATGATACAGCTGCAAGAGATGCAGGTACAAGCAACCAAAGCAATGCAGAAACGCAAAGACTTTTAGCGCTAAATAACACGTTAGTCTTAGGCAATGCGCCAGATGAGTCAAAAGCTGAAACGCAAAGACTAATGGAGTCTGGTCAGCGATCAGCACTAGACAACATAAATGCCATGGGCGCGCAGGCATTAGGCACAACCATTAGAGGCGCAGGTAGCTTTATTACCAACGTTGGTAATACCTACGCGCAACTAACTGGCGATTTTGACTACAATAATGCTGCAACTAGCATTGGTCAAGAGCTTGCTGAATACGCAAAAGGTAAAGATGTCTACGGCATTGATGTGCAAAAAGATCGGATTATGCAGGCTGTTAAACAGTCTGAAACGCAAGGATTCTACGATGCACTAAAAACTGTTGGCAAAGCATTTGTTAATAACCCTATTGGCGCTTTTGATATTGCAGGCACAGAGGCTGTTGAAGAAATTCCGTCATTGTTAGGTCAAGTTGCCATTGCGTTTATGACAGGCGGTGCAGGCACCGTAGCTCTTAATAGTGGAAGACTAATTCAAGGCACTATAAGTCTTGTTGATTCATTTACTGAAGTTTTTGGATCTGCAGGTAAAGAAACGTATCAAAAGTCAAAAGCACAAGGCGACTCGGAGCAAGTGTCTCGAGATAAGTCATACATTAGCGCCAGCTTAAATGCACTTGCTGAGATGGGGCCTGACTTTATTGCTGATAAAGCGCTTATTGCGCCTTTAATGAAGAGTTTAGCTGAAAAGACTCTTACAAACATAGGTAAAGGGTACGCAACCAGCAGTGCTGCAGGCATAGTGTCTAACTTTGTTGCAGGTGCAACGCAAAATTACATTACGGCTTACACGGTAAATCCTAATACTGCAAATTGGAGCGCATCTTTATCTAATGGTATATTTGAAGCCTTTATTGGCGGCACGGTACAGACAGCAATGTCCACGCCCGGAACTGTTATTGATACCGGCGCAGTAATTGGTAGAGATTATTCAGGCAATGCAGTTACTGTGCAACAAGTTTTAGATGGCAATAGCAATATTGATCTATCTACTGTAGATTCTAGTACGCCTATTGCAACATCAAGCAATGGCGATAGCGTCACTGTTGGCGCCTCC